GGCGCAAGGATCTCGGCAACACTCAGCCCGGCGACGGAAAGCGGTTCAAGGGCCGAGGGCTGATCCAAGTTACCGGCCGGGAGAACTACCGCACGTACAGCCTCTGGAAGTATGGGGACGAGCGCGCCGTGCTGATTCCGGCGATGCTGGCCACGCTTCCCGACGCTGTGGATGCAGCCGGCTGGTACTGGACGGTCGCACGGCCCAGGATCCCTGCATTGGCTCGCGCTGACGACCTGGTAGGCGTGACCCTGGCAATCAACGGCGGCCGCAGGGGCCTGATCGACCGAGGCGAGCGACTGGCCCAGGCCAAGAAGCTCTTCGGCATCGCATGAGCGCGGGGAAGAAGAAGGTGCCGAGGCTATCGCCTATCAGCCAGCTGCAGGGCGTGTTGCTGGTGCTGGACAACCGCAGCGGCCGACCCACGGTGGAGATGCTGGCCAACGTCCGGGAGATGGTCGGCGATGCGTTGGCGGTGATGCAGGAGCCGGACGCGACCAAACAGAAGATCGCCTTCGTGCTGCTGGCCATCCAGCAGTCCACGGAGGTGGTCGTGCGCGTGGTCCGCAACAAGGAACTGACCCGCGTGACCGTCATCGATCAGCCTCTCTATCACTGGGCACTGCGCGAGATACACGCGCTGGCGGGGGCCGCATGACCTTCGCGACTCGGAACATCGGCGCGGCCCGTGCTGGGCTGGCCATCCTGATCGTGTTCACCAACGGGGTGACTCTGGCCGCAATGCTCGCGGTGGACATTCCCGAGGGCAACAAGGACATCGTGCTGCTGCTGGTGGGTGGACTGGTCAACCTGACCGGCATCGTCGGCGGCTACTACTTCGGATCCAACAGCCCCAGGAGGACGCAGTGAACCGAGCCCTCATCGCAGTGGTCGCCCTCATCGCATGGTCCGCCTGCATGTTCGGCGCTGGCTGGGCATGGCGCGGCGACCGGGCTGAGGGTGCGGAATCCCGTCAGGCCGCTGGAGCCAGTGCCGCCCAGGTGCGGCAGGCAGAGCAGGTGCGTGCCACCGAACGCAAGCAGGCCGAGACCATGGCCACCATCGGAGCGAAGCATGAAGAAGACCGGACTGCGGCCGAGGCCGTCCCTGCTGCTGTTGTGGCTGGCCTGCGTGCTGGCAACCTCCGGCTGCGCGACGACCTCGCGACCTGTCACACCGATCGCCTGTCCCAAGCTGCCGCCGCCGCCGGCGAACGTGATGCGCGAGCCGAACTACGTCCAGAGGTTGCAGGATCTGCTTTTGGAATCGCCGCAGCCGCAGAAGCCGACGTCCGTGCCTGTCAGGCCGTGATCGCCGCCGACCGGGCCGAGGTGAGGCCATGAGCACCAGCGCCCATGCTGTGATCTTGCAGCTCACGGGATGCCTCACTCCGCAGCAGACCGCCAATGTAGCCAACCAGGCGAGGCAGGCATTCCCGGATAGGCGCGTCGTGGTCCTTCCTCACGGTGTGGCGGTGAGCCACAGCGAGCAGCTGGACCGCATTGAGCAGAAGCTGGACACCCTGATCGCGGCACTGGCCGATGAGCAGGAGGACTTGGAAGAGCAGCACCACCTCGTGACACTGGATGGCGATACCCTCGCAGCCAGCGACCGCGACCAGACGCAGAGCCTGGGCTGATGCGCAGCAGGACGCACATCCATACCTTGGATGATGGCCGCGGCCGTCGGCTGGTGACGGTGGACGGGAAGGTGGTGGAGAAGGTGCTCTATGCCGACACCCGGAAGGGCATCGTTCGGCACTACGACACCCCGGTCAGGATCCACAAGCATGGGAAGCGGGCGATCGAGCGGACCAAGCACGGCATCGTCCGAGTGGAGTTCCTCTGATGGGCACCCGTAGCGTCCGCATCACGTTGTCGATCGCATGGTGGTGGCGCTGGTATGTGGCGAGTGTCGCAGCAGCGAGCTACCTGACGGGCCTGCCCCCGAACATGGACAAGGTGGCGTACTGGGCGCGCCGGTCGGTCAGGCTCAAGGTGATCCGCTGATGGGCAGGGTGACAACGCTGCCGCCACGCGTCGCCTGCGCCCCGAGTCGGCTGAAGCCTGCTGCCCCGGCGGTCACCACCTACGGACAGGGGAGAGGTGGTAGGCCGTGGCGCCGGAGGCGCGAGGCGGTGATGAAGCGGGACCATTACCTGTGCCAACCCTGCAAGAGACAGGGAAGGGTGAAGGAAGGCACAGAGGTGGACCACATCGTCAACGTGGCCGAAGGCGGCACCGATGACGACGTTAACCTGCAGACCATCTGCAGCGACTGCCACCAGGTGAAGACGCAGGCCGAGGCACGTCGCGGCGCGGCGCGAAGCTGAACAGCCCGGCCGTGGAACGCGAACGGGGCGCATCGATGATCCACGGGGCGCACCAAACCGGGGGGGGAGGGGGACAACTTCAGACCCTTTTGGACGGACACCCGCCGCCCACTCATTCAGAGGTTTTTTTCTCAGCCGAGATTTCAGGCTGAAGGCCATTTATGCGCAAAAACACGAAAGCGGGCCGGCCAGCGTTCAAGGCGACGGCGGTGCAGCGGCGCCTGGTCACCAACGCGGCCGCCAGCGGCATGTCGCATCAGGAGATTTCGATCGCGCTTGGCGTCTCGCGCAACACGCTGGAGAAGTACTTCGAGAAGGAGATCTCCACCGCGGCACTGCGCCGGCGCATGGAGGTGATGGACGCCATGGCGAGGACGGCACTTAAGGGCAACGTGGCAGCCCAGAAGGCGTTCCTTGCGCAGGTCCCCACACTGGCTGCGCCGCCGGTGCCGCAGGAGAAGCCGGTAGGTAAGAAGGAGCAGGCCAACGCGGCGGCGGTGGATGCGCAGGCCGGCACCGAATGGGCTGACCTTCTGGATGACAACGTGACCCCGATCCGCCGGGCCAGCAGCTGATGGCATGGGATCTCTCGTGCCGTGACTGGTGGGAGCGCCTGCAGGCCGGCCAGCTGCCGGTGGGCAACCTGCCGCTGTGGACCCCGCAGGCTGAGCGCGCGGCCAATATCCTCGGGCGGCTGCGGCTTGCGGACGTACCGGGCACGCCTACGCTGGCTGAGGCCGGCGGCGAGTGGTTCCAGGACGTGACGCGCTGCATGTTCGGCTCGGTGGATCCGGAGTCCGGCGACCGCCAGATCCGCGACCTGTTCGCCCTGGTACCGAAGAAGAACGCGAAGACGACCTTCGGTGCGCTGGGCATGGTGACCGCGACGCTGCTCAATAAGCGGCCTCGCGCCACGTTCCTCATGACGGCACCGGTGCAGGACACCGCGCAGCTGGCGTTCGACGCTTCTGCCGGTGCGATCGAGCTGGATCCGGTGCTCAACGCAAAGTTCCACATCCGGCACCACCTGAAGACGATCATCCATCGCGAGACGAAGGCGTCTCTGGAGATCATGACCTTCGACCCCAGCGTACTGACGGGCGTGAAGGTGTCGGGCGGGGCGCTGATCGACGAGCTGCACGTGTGCGCGAAGAAGGCCAAGGCGGCGCAGGCTCTGCGCCAGATCCGCGGCGGCATGGTGCCGTATCCGGAAGCGTTCCTCTGGTTCATCACTACACAGAGCGACGAGCAGCCGGTGGGCGTGTTCGCCGACGAGCTGCAGAAGGCCAGGGACATCAGGGACGGGAAGCGGGTCGGCAAGATGCTGCCGGTGCTGTTCGAGTTCCCGCAGGAGGTACAGGAGTCGAAAGACCAGCAGTGGAAGGAGCCGGAGCTGTGGCCGCTGCTGAACCCGAACATCGGGCGTGCCATGACGCTGGAGCGCATGGTCGAAGAGTTCGATGACGCCGTCGGCACCAGCGAGGCGGAGCTGCGGAGCTGGGCATCGCAGCACCTCAACGTGCAAATCGGCGTGGCGCTCCATCAGGGCAGCTGGGCCGGCGCTGAATTCTGGGAAGCGCAGGCGGACAAGCGGCTGACGCTGGAGGGCATGATCCGGCGCTGCGACGCCATCACCGTTGGGATCGATGGCGGTGGCCTGGACGACCTGCTGGGCCTGTCGTTCTGCGGCCGGGACAAGCATACGAAGCGCAAGCTGCTGCTGAGTCGGGCCTTCGCTCACCCGAAGGCGCTGAAGCGGCGCAAGAGCGAGGAATCGCGCTACCAGGACTTCATCGCCGACGGCCACCTGATGGTCGGCAGCGAAGCGGAGGAAGGGGCTACGGACCTGCGCGACATGGCCAGGATGGTGAAGCAGGTTGACAAGGCCAGGCTGCTGGCCGGCATCGGTGTGGACCCCTCGGGGCTGGGCACCGTGCTGGACGCGCTGGCCACCGAGAAGATCGACCCAGACCTGATCACCGGCATCCGGCAGGGGTGGCAGCTCACCGGAACCTGCAAGGTGTTCGAACGCTGGCTGGCGGACGGTGTCCTGACGCATGACGGCTCGCGGCTGATGGACTGGTGCGTCGGCAACGCAAAGGTGGAGGCGTCGAAGAACGCGCTCTACGTGACCAAGGCAGCCAGCGGCACCGGAAAGATCGACCCGTTGATGGCGGCGATGAACGCGGTGGAGCTGATGTCGCGCAACCCCGATCCGCAGAACAAGAAACTCGTCCTCATGACCTTGGGTGGAAGCCGATGAAGAACGAAAACCGTGCCTACAGCTTGCTGGAGGTGAAGAATTACGACGACGACGAGCAGGTCATCACCGGCTGGGCGACCACGCCGGAGCCTGACCGTTACGGCGATGTGGTCGAGCCGCTGGGCGCGAAGTTCGCCGCCGAGCTGCCGTTGCTCTGGCAGCACCGGCACGACAGCCCGGTGGGCATCGTGAAGTTCGGCAAGCCCACGAAGGACGGCATTCCCTTCACCGCCAGCGTCGCAAAGATCACGACCCCGGGTGCGCTGAAGGACATGTGCGATCTGGCCTGGCAGTCGGTCAAGGAAAAGCTGGTGCGCGGCGTGTCCATCGGCTTCCGCGCGCTGGAGTACAGCTACATGGACGGCGGTGGCATCCGCTTCACCGAGTCCGAGATCTACGAGCTGTCCCTGGTCACCATCCCGGCCAACGCCGCGGCGACCATCCAGAGCATCAAGGCCATGGACACCAGCGGCACCCGCCGCCGCAGCTCCTATGGCGTGCCCCTGATTCAGTGCCAGAAGGCAGTGGCCGAGCGGCCCGCCGGCGGCGCGGTGAAGTTGCTGGACTGAAGTACCGGGCCTGACGGCCCTGCGGGGTGGAACCCGCTTCCCCTATTTGCAGGCACTGCCCGGCGTGGAACCCGGGCCAAACGGCTGCGCCTTTCTAAGAGAGATCAAGATGACCATCCAGGAACAGCTGGAGAAGCTGCGCGCCACGCGTGAAGCCCAGCAGAAGAAGCTCAACGAAGTCGTCCAGAAGTCCATGGACGAAGGCCGTTCGATGGATACCGGCGAGAAGGAAGAGTTCGACAACATCGAAGACCAGATCAAGGCGCTGGACGACGACATCGAGCGCTACAGCCGCCTGCTGGCAGCGCAGGCCAAGGCAGCTGTGCCGGTTGCGCAGATCGTCCAGGACAACGGTTCGGCCTCCGATCCGAAGCGTGCCGCGGGCAAAGGCCCGGCTCTGATCCACAGCCGCAAGAACGAAGAGCAGGGCGTCGGCTTCGCCCGCTTCGCGATGGCGATGTATGCCGGCAAGGGCGACGTGTCGAGCGCGAAAGCATTTTCCGAGCACGTGTTCCGCGACGACGTGCGGCTGAACGAGATCATGAAAGCGGCGGTTGCCGCGGGCAACACCACCGATCCGTCGTGGGCCGGCAGCCTGGTGCAGTACCAGAACCTGTCGAGCGAGTTCGTCGACTTCCTGCGTCCGCGCACGATCATCGGCCAGCTCGGCCAGGGCAATGTGCCGGGCCTGCGTCGCGTCCCCTTCAACGTCCGCATCCCGGGCAAGTCCGCGAAGGGCCGCGCGCAGTGGGTCGGTGAGGGCTTCCGCAAGCCGGTTACCAAGTCGGGGTACGACGCGGCCGAGCTGAAGTGGGCCAAGATCGCCGGTATCTCCGTGATCACCGAGGAACTGGCGCGCTTCTCCGATCCGTCCATCCAGATCCTGGTGCGCGACGATCTGTCGGATGCGGTGATCGAGCGGAAGGACGAGGACTTTGTCGATCCCGACAAGGCTGCGGCCACCGGTGCGGGCCTGTCGCCCGCGTCCATCACCAACGGTGTGACGCCGACCCCCTCTACCGGTGATGTCTACGCGGATATTCAGGCGCTCTGGGCAACCGCTGACTCGACCAACCTGCCGGTCGACAGCGCCGTGTACATCACCAACAGCGCCACCGCGCGGCAGCTAGCTGGTCTGCGAAATCCGCTGATGGCGCGCGAGTTCCCGAACGTCAGCATGACCGGCGGTGACATCGACGGTGTGCCCCTGGTGGTCTCGAACTACGTGCCGGCCGGCATGTTCATCCTCGCCTTCACCAGCGAGATCTACCTGGCCGATGACGGCGTGGTCACCATCGATATCAGCCGCGAGGCCACGATCATCATGGACGACGACGCGACCGCCACCCCGACGATGGCGCAGATCCAGAGCATGTTCCAGACGAACCAGCTGGCTATCCGGGCCGAATGCTACGTCAACTGGAAGAAGCGCCGGCCGCAGGCGGTGGCATACCTGACCGGCGTCAACTGGACCAATGCGGTCCCGGTTGATGACGGCGGCGGCGCGTAACGCAGAGTGGCACTGACGGGGGCTTCGGCCCCCGTCTCTTTTCCCAGGAGCATCGAAATGTCGAAGATCCAACTGATCAGGCGCAATCGCGTGGTGAACGTGGACGCGCGTCTGGCTCCGCTGCTGGAGCGCCACGGCGGCTACCAGCGCCGCGATATGCAGGCGCAGGCCCCAGCGGATCTGCAGCCTGCACAGCCGGACAGCCAAACGCTCGGAGCGAAGCGCGCCGCAGCCCAGGCGAAGCGTCAAGCCGCTGCGGCGGCCAGGGCAGCAGAGCAGACCGCAGTCAAACAGGCTCCGAAGAAGGCAGCCAAGAAAGCAGGAGCGAAAAGCGCAGCGTCCACGTCCGCGTCCGCAAAGGACGCGTCCGAATGACTGGTTTCTCGCCCCGTGAGCTCGCCACCGAAGCCGGCGTGCGCAGGTACGGCACCGACTACCTGAAATCGCTGTCTCCGGTAGCTGGACCGGGGCGAGACGGCTGGCAGCCGCTGGTGCGCGAGCCGTTCACCGGCGCCTGGCAGCGGAACATGGAAGAGCGGCACGAGTCGGTGATGAGCTATCCGACGCTGTACGCCTGCCTTAACCGAATCAACAGCGATATCGGCAAGCTGCCGTTCGTGCTGAAGATCGAAGGCGCTGACGGAATTTGGCGGGTGGACACGGCGAACACGGCCTTCTGGCCGGTGCTGCGCAAGCCCAATGCGTACCAGACGGCCCAGCAGTTTCGTGAAGCGTGGATCCTGTCGAAGCTGGCCCAAGGCAACACGTACGTCCTGAAGGGTCGCGACGAGCGCAACGTGGTCACGCGCCTGTGGGTGCTGGACCCCAACCGGGTGCAGCCGATGGTGTCGGACAGCGGCGACGTCTTCTACCAGGTCAACTACGGCAGCGGTAACAACCTGCTGCCGGAGAAGTACCCGGGTGACCAGCTGATCATCCCGGCCAGCGAAATCATCCACGACCGGATGAACTGCTTCCACCACCAGCTGATCGGGGTGCCGCCGCTGTGCGCGGCCAACTGGGCGGCGGTGAAGAACCTCAAGATCCTGAAGGATTCAACCACCTTCTTCTCCAACGGTGCCAACCCTGGCGGCATCCTGACCGCGCCGGCGGGCATGTCCGACGAGGACGCGCAGTTGGTGAAGGAATACTGGAATACCGAGTTCAAGGGCTCCAACGCTGGTAACGTCGCGGTGGTGGGCGCCGACATGAAGTTCACCTCGTTTGCCTTCAAGGCTGCCGACTCGCAGCTGGTGGAGCAGATGCGCTACTCCGATGAGCAGGTGTGCCAGCCCTTCGGCATCCCACCCTTCAAGGTGGGCATTGGTAGCGTCCCCGCCGGCACAAAGCCGGACGAAGTCAACCAGATGTACTACTCCGACGCGCTGCAGGCGCACATCGAGGCGATGGAGAATCTTCTCGACGAGGGCCTTGGCATAAGCAGGCCGCGCGGCATTGAGCTGGACCTGGAGCCACTGTTGCGCATGGACGTCGGTAAGCAGGCGGAGGTGGAAAGCACGCTGGTTGACGGCGATATCAAGACCACCAACGAAGGGCGCAGGGTGTTCGGCCTGCCGCCTATCGAGGGCGGCGACACGATCTACAAGCAGCAGCAGGACTACCCCATTTCTGAGATCCGTAACAACAAACTGCCGCCCACAACGGCGGAAGAACCGGAATCGGAACCTGTGGTGGTCGATCCGCCTCCTGACGATAGCGTCGCGGTGAAGGCGCTGCAGCAGGAAAACTTCATGTTAAAGGCCCTGGCGGCCGCGCGAGCCGAGGTGTTCCGCAATGACTGATCCCCTGGGCTTCGGTAAGCAGATCGGCGCGCTGATCCGTGAGGCCACGGCCGCGTTGCGGCTTGAACTGGAAGAGCTGAAGGCCCGGCCGCTGCAGAAGGGCGATGCCGGGAAGGACGCCGACCCTGCTGTCATCAGGGCCATGGTCAAGGAAGCTGTGGAGGCCCTGCCAGCGCCCACCGATGGAAAGGATGCGGATCCGGTCACGGACGAGCAGATCGCAGCACACGTGGCCCGTCACCTCGAGGCCAACCCAGTGCCGGCAGGCCGCGATGCCGATCAGGTGGACATGGATGCGCTGGCCGACTTGGTAGTGGACAAGATGCTGGCCTCGCCACGCTTGCTGACGCTGCTTGACGTGGCCACTTCCGACGCGGTGTCCAAGCACTTTGAGGCCAACCCGGTGCGCCACGGACGCGACGCGGATCCGGCCGCAATCGATACCGCGGTCAGGGCCGCTGTAGCCGCTCTGCCGGCGCCTCAGGATGGCAAGGATGCGCCGCCGGTCACCGACGAGCAGCTGGCAACGCATGTTGCCAAGCATCTGGCCGCCAATCCGCCGAAGGCCGGAGCGGACGGCGTAGGGCTGGCCGGCGCCATGATCGATCGCACCGGAGAGCTGGTGATAACCACCACCAAGGGCGAGCCGATCAGGCTGGGCGCGGTGGTGGGCAAGGATGGCCACGACGGTCTCAGCTTCGAATCGGCCAGCGGCGAATACATCCCGGAGCGCGGCTTCGTGCTGACCCTCGCCGCGGGCGACCGCAGTACTGAGTTCGTTCTGCCGTACATGGTGCACCGCGGCTTCCACCGCGACGGCTTGGGGATGAAGGCGGGCCAGTCGGTGACGCACGACGGCGCGCTATGGATTGCCAAGCGCGACAACGCTTCACGGCCCTGCCTGGAGAACGCGGACGACTGGATCCTTGCCGCGCGCAAGGGACGTGATGGCAAGGACGGCAAGAGCTTCAGGGCGCCGGCCGAGCCGGTGAAGTTGGGAGGTTATCACCCGACATCTGACGGCGCCCGTTCTCCGCCACCAGGAGCTGAGTGATGTTCTCGTTCGTGACACCAGCAGATGCACGTGAGCAGCTGCGCATCGACAGCGATGCCGACGACCGCTGGCTGGCCATCTGGATCCCGGCCGTCTCCACGTCGATCGCGGCCTGGCTGAAGCAGGAATGGCGGCTTTACCTGCTGCAGCGCGATGCGACAGGGGAGGTCGTGCTGGACGATAGCGGCGTGCCGGTGCCGGTCGCGGACGGCGCGGGCGAGCCTATCGTGCATCCTGCGGTGGTCGCAGCCACGCTCCTGGAGCTCGCATCGCAGTACCGGTACCGGGAAGGCGAAGGCGAAAACGTGGTGACTGCGGATGCTGGCCATGGATATGTCCTTTCCAAGGCTGCGACCGCGCAGCTGGTCCCGCTGCGTCGGTCGACGGTGGCTTGATGAGCAACGTGGCCGCAGGTGACCTACGCCATCGGGTGCTGATCCAGCAGCAGGTGGTCAAACGCGACGAGGACGGCGTCCAGACCACCAATTGGGTGGACGTGGCCACGGTATGGGCCAGCGTCGAGCCGCTGTCAGCACGCGAGTTCATCCAGTCCGGACAGACGCAGGCGGCGGTGACCGCACGCATCACCATCCGTTATCGCGCCGGCCTGCTGGCCAGCATGCGTTTGGTGCATCGCGAGCAGGTGTACAACATCGCCGGTCTGCTGCCTGACAAGTCCTCCGGGCTGGAATACATCACGATTCCGGTCTCGGCCGGCGTCAATGACGGGCGGTAGCGCATGAAGATGGAGATGAAGATCGAGGGGGTGGACAGCCTGCTGGCCACCCTGCAGGCCCTGCCGACGGAGGTCGTCAGTAAGCGCGGCGGTCCGGTGAAGCTCGCTCTGGCCAAAGGCGCCCGGCTGCTCCGCGACCATGCCAAGGACAACTTCCGTCGCTCGGCTGCTCAGGGAGGGGCAGACAGTACTGACACCACGGTGAACAGCATCATCGCCAGTCGTGGCAAGGCGCCAACTGGGACAAGGGGCGAGCGACAGCTGGTCCGAGTGAAGCGGAAGTCGTTCGTCAACGCCCGCGGCGCGAAGACTACGACGCTTCGCGCCGCGCAGCTGATGGAATGGGGGTCAGCACTCCAGCCGGCACGGCCGTGGTTGCGGCCTGCGGTCCAGCGCCGCGGCACTCAGGTGATCGACACCATCACCGAAGACCTCCTGCAGCGGGTGGACCGGATCACCAAACGCCTGGCGGCAAAGAATCGGGGGACACGCTGATGTTCCCCAAGGTCTACAGGACCATTCGGACGCCGGCCGTTGTTGCGATCGTCGGGGATCGGGTCAGCGGTCACGGTCTGGCGCCGCAGTCGGACCGGCGTCCCTATATCACATGGCAAGTCGTCACCGGCGACCCGTACGTCAACCTCAGCAGCGCGCCCGGCGGCGATCTGACGACCGTGCAAATCGACTGCTACCACGAAGGAGAGGACGGTGCCAAGGCGCTTGCGATGGCAGTCCGTGCGGCGCTGGACGCGCAGCTGATCGTGAACCGGCTAGTCATCCACACGATCGACCAGGAAACGAAGCTCTACCGGGTTGGCTTGGAAGCCGACTTTGTCGACCAGCGCTGAGCCGCTGAAACCATCACCAAACCACGCACTGCCGCCCTCGCGCGGCTTCAAATGAGGATTCAGTCATGACCGAGGGCGTCGTAAAGACCCAGGGCACCCATCTCTTCTTCGTCGACCCCAACGCGGCCGGCGGTCCAGTCATTACCAAGTTCGCATGCCCGACCGGCGCCTCCGGCCTTGGCGGCGCGTCCGACCAGATCGAGGACACCTGCCTGGACGCGACAGTGGACAAGACCTATCAGCGCGGTCTCGGTACGCCTGGACAGGTGACCATTCCGTTCAACTACATCCCCAGCTCGGCTTCTCACAAAGGCCTGTTCGCGCTCAAGAACAGTGGCAATGTCGTCCCGTGGTACATCGGACTCAGCGACGGCTCGGCCGTTCCAACGCTCGGCCCCGACGACGAGCTGGCGCCGCCAGCAGAGACCGCCCGGTCTGGGTTCCTGTTTCAGGGCTATGTCGCTGACGTAAATATCGACATCAACACCAATGAGATCGTGCGCGGCACGGTCACCGTGCAGCGCAGCGGCCCGGTGGTTCCGTACGGCAAGCCGCTGGCCTAGCCATCTCTCCGCACGACGTGTGCTTCGGCACACGTCGGCAGCGGCACGACCCCGCACTGCTAAAGCAACATCCTCCAGAGAATCCCAATGACTGAAGAAACCACCTCGCCGGAAAACCTGCTGGACGATTCCCTATTCGTCAGCGATAAGGTGCACCACAAGGACGTCCAGTTGCCCGACGGGAAGAAGCACCTGTTCCACCTCCGAGAACTGCCGGCGGCCGAGTTCCACGTCTTCATAAACGCCCAGCGTGAGGAAGACCCCGACCGACAGGCTGACTCCTGGCCGCGCCTGATCGCCAAGGCGGTGGCCACCCCGACGGGTGAGCTAGTGCTGTCGCTGGACCGGGCGCGCGAGCTGAAGTTCTCTGTGCAGGCAGCGCTGGTGAATGCAATCCGCGAGGTGAACAGTTACCAGGGAAAGGCGAGCTTGCCCGACTCGGCAGCGATGAGTGGTTCCGATACCTCCTTGCCCTGAAGCTGGGTAAGAGCGTCAGGGAGATCGAGCAGCTGAGCGAGAGCGAGTTCGCTGGCTGGAAAGCATTTTTCGAGTTGTATCCCTTTGACGACCTGCATCGCTACCACCGTCCTGCGGCTGCGATCGCCGCGACGATGGGCGGGAAGCTGGAGCAGATTCTGCAGTACCTATCGCCACAGCCTGCCCCGAACCAGGGCACCGACGCTGATCGCGACATCGCCCGCGCGCTGGGCTTCGTTCCTTGAAGAGATGAATCATGGCCACAGCTGGCTCGATCGTTGTTGACCTGTTGATGCGCACGGGGTCCTTCGAGACCGACGCCGATCGCGCTTCGAAAAAGGTGAAGAAGCTGGGCAAGGACTCCAGCGACAGCGCAGCGCAGATCGGTGCTGCCTTCGGGAAGGTGGGCGGTACGGTCGCAGGCGGGCTGACTGTCGCCACGACTGCCGTTTTCAACTGGACGCGCCAGTTGGTCAATGCCTCAACTGAGCTAGGAAAGCTCTCGCAGCTGTCTGGCACCACCGATCAGGTGTTCCAGAGGATGGCCGCTGGCGCAAGCACGGTGGGAGTTCAGCAGGACAAGCTGGCCGACATTTTCAAGGACACCCAGGACAAGCTTGGCGACTTCTTCAGCACCGGCGGCGGTGCGATGGCTGACTTCTTCGAGCAGATCGCGCCGCGCGTCAATCTTACAGCGGACGCCTTTCGCAACCTCAGTGGACCAGAGGTGCTGCAGAAGTACTACAAGGCGCTGGAGGATGCCGGCGCGTCACAGGCCGACATGGTTTTCTACATGGAAGCAATCGCCAGTGACTCGGCCATGCTGGCCCCGCTTCTGGCCAATAACGGAGATGGATTTCGCCGGTGGGGGGCTGAAGCGGAGCGAGCGGGGGCGATCCTCGATGGGAAGACGCTGGCTGCGATGAGGGAGGTCAAGGAGCAGTCCAACCAGATGGACATCGCGTTCCAAGGACTGAAGGCGCAGATTGCATCAGAACTGCTTCCTCAATTCAGCGAGCTGGTGAAGCTGCTCGGAGCCGAGGAAACGAAGTCTGCGTTTGTCAGCATTGCCGGCTTGGCGGCTCAGGTGGCCGGTAGCTTCGCGGAAGCCACAGTTGCTTCGGCCGAGTTCATTGGAAAGATCAATGACATGCGCAAGATCGATACGGGCGGCGAGCTATCCGGCCTGGGGTCGAGTGCGCTTCGCCACCGATCTGCACAGTTGGAGAGAGATATCGCGAGCGCTGTTGCGGCGCGGGATCGAATCTACTTCGAGTCGGATCGAAGGAACAACGAGCGGAGATTGGCTTCACTCAAGAAGCTGCGCGGCGACATCGAGGCTGAGCTGAAGAGGCGCTCCGGTCCGCAGGTTACCTTGATCGACAATGGCCAGCCGCTGCCAGAATCTGCTCTCCGGTCAGGAACATCCCGCAGGCCGGGTACATTTATCGCCACACCCGTCGATGCAGGCGAAAGCGAAGCGGAGAAGGCCGCAAAACGACTCGCCGATGCACTAAAGGCGGCAAATGAGCAGCTGGAGCGCCAAGCGGCCCTGTGGGGTGACGCCTCGGAGCTCTCCAGGGTCAGTTATGACATCCAGTTCGGCGGGCTGCAGGGCATCGACAAGGCTGCCCAGGCCGCGCTTCTGTCCAGCGCCTCGCTGGTGGACATGCTGGGCAACATCGATGAAGCGCAGGCCATCATGGCTGAGGACGCGCAGAAGTTCGCGGACGCATTCCACAGCATGTTTGGTATCGCCGACGACGAGATCAGTGAATCGGGGTCGGTGTTCGGGCAATTCAGCGCCTCCGCCGATCAGGCCGCTCGCAACATGCACGACTCGTTTGCTGATTTCCTGTTTGACCCGTTCGCCGAAGGCACCTCCGGGATGGTCAAGGGCTTCGGGGATGCGCTCAAACGCATGGCCGCTGAGGCTGCCGCAACAGAGATTTTCCAGGCCGTCGGCCGGTGGGCTTCCACGTACAACGGGGCAGGGGCCAGTTGGGTCAATGCGTTCGGTTCTGCCATGGGCGGCGTGGCGGGCGGTCGAGCAGGCGGCGGGACGGTCGCTGGCGGCAGTCTGTACCGGGTAGGCGAGGGCGGCCGCCCTGAGCTTTTTGAGCAGGGCGGAAAGACCTATCTGGTCCCGGGCGAGGGGGGATCAGTACGCCCCATTACCGCCGGACGGTCGTTCGACGGTGGTGCGGGGGGCGGCACAACGATGAAGGTTGAGATCGTGAACAACGGCGCACCTGCGCGTGTTGAGCGTGCGGAGCGGAGCCGGGGTGCTAATGGCGAGGATCTGCTGCGCATCTTCATCTCTGCCGCTGCCGACGATTTGGCCAATGGCGGGCAGCTGGCTCAGGCAGGGAAGGGCCGATTCGACTGGCAGGAGAGAGTTTGATGGCTGAGTTCCCGGAATATGTGACGATCCGGTTCGCTGGGTACGGAGAAGAGTTTGACCCTTCTGTCGAGCGGGTCGAGATGGAGCGCGGCGTCTCGAAGATGCGCCTCGTCAACAGCCAGGTCATGCAGGAGCTACATGCGACGCTGCAGTTCAAGAGCGCCTCTGAAGCTCAGGCTTTTGAGGATTGGTACTTCGAAACCATTCATCGAATCGGATGGTTCGGCATGCTCCATCCCCGGACGAAGCAGCGAATTACTGCTCGTTTCAAGAACGGTGCCATTGGAAGGCTGACGCCACTCATGACGCAGTTCAAGTTTTCCGTCCGCGATGTGGTTCTGGAGTACTTGCGATGAGCACCTTTCTCGAGCGCAGGCAGCGCGTCACTGACACGGTCGGGACGCTTATGCTCTTGGAGGTGTCTGCTCGTTCCTTCCCTGAGGTCCTCCGCATCGTCAATGACACGCGGGACTGGATCAGCAACGGGGTCACCTACACAGGCGTGCAGTTCGGGTTCAAGCTGCCTGACGACGTCAGCGGCCAGGCTCCGCGAGCGCAGCTGGTTCTGAGTAACGTGGGTCGCGCCATCACCGAGGACCTGGAGCGGCTGGGCCCAGGCGAGCTGGTGACTGCTCGCCTCATGATCACCGATCGCGCGGACCCGGACGTCATCGAGCAGGACCACTACCTGCCGATGACCAGCGTGTCCGTTAACCCCCAGACGGCCACCTCAGCCTGCGGCGTGGACTTCCTGACGCGCCAGCAAGCGGTCCGGGTGCGTTTTAACCCTCACAGCGCGCCGGGCTTGTTCTGATGCGTCTGACAGACGTTGAAAGGTTCACGCAGCTTCCCTACGACACCCACACTTTCGACTGCGCCGACCTTGTAGCGCTGGTGCAGCGGGAGCTGTTCGGACGGGACGTGGTGATGCCCGGGCGGCGTCCGCGCGGCGCGCGTGGCGCTGCGGAGCTTGGGGAACTGTCTGCCCCCTACGCCCGACGGCGTGAGGGCCCCCCACAGGACGGCGACCTCGTGCTCATGGTCGACCACGGACAACGCAACCCCGGCCATGCCGGGGTTTTCTTTTTCCTGGCCCATGAGGGCTGGGTGCTTCACAGCAACGAGCGGAACGGCTGCAGCGTTCTCCACCGCGTACGCGAGATCGACGGCTTCGGTCTGCGCATTGAAGGGTTCTACGAATGGGTCTGATGAAAACCCCCGCCGCCGAAGGCCGCCTGGTCGTCACGCCGCACCCCGTGCTGGTGGACGGGCAGCGGAACGTCGTCGCTGATTTGCGTCCGGGTGAGTCGCTTTCCAGCTTCCTGAT